CAAAAGAAACATCCCAAGTTTTTGGAAAACACCACCATTGGTGCAATGGTTGATCTTATCCTAATGAAAGCAACGGATAAGGGAGGCGAGAAACTGTTTAAACATGCTGAAGATCGCATTGATTTAATGGGAGAGGAAACAGCAGTTATCTCTGAAATCGCTCAGCAAATGTTTGCAGAAATTGAATCGGTTGAAAATCAAATAAAAAACTAAAACGCGATCCTTCAAGGATGAGTTTATTAGCTTTGGCTGATCGCTTGCACATGTCTATTTCAGAAGCACAACAAATGTCCGTCACCGACTTTAACGAGTGGATGGCTTACTTCCAAATAAAGAGTGAACAAGATGGCTGAGAACACCAAGATTATAATCAGTGCAGTTGACAAGACCAAGCAAGGTTTTGGTTCTGTCGGCCGGGCTTTAGGGGGTTTAACTAAATCAATCTTTAGCATGCGAACTGCTTTAATTGGTGTGGCTGGTGTTGCTGGGTTTGGATTTCTTGTTAAGTCGTCCCTTAATGCAACGGATTCTCTCAAAAAGACCGCTGATAAAATCGGAACAACAACTGAAGCGTTGAGTAAACTTCGGTTTGCCGCAGACCTCACTGGCATAGCCACAACAACAATGGATATGGCTTTACAGCGATTTACTCGACGAACTGCGGAAGCCGCGAAGGGAACTGGAGAGGCAAAAGGTGCGCTCAAAGCTCTTGGTTTAAACGCTCGTGCGTTAGTTAATATGCCTCTTGATCAGAGAATGCTTGCGTTAGCCGATGCCTTTGCTAAAGAAACAAACGAAGCGCAAAAGCTTGCTTTAGCTTTTAAGCTCTTTGACTCTGAAGGTGCAGCTTTAGTTGTAACGCTTGGTAAAGGCCGTGACGGTTTGAATGAGATGTTTGGTGAGGCTAAGGCGCTTGGCATTGTTATGTCTGGTGACGCGGCTAAAGGGGTTGAAGATGCAAACGATGCTTTGACTAAGCTCACAACTATGTTTAGGGGCGTTACGAATCAGGTGGTCGCTAAACTTGCCCCTGCTATCGAAGCGCTTGCGACAGCCTTCAAAGATAAGTTATTAAAAGCTATTGATGATTCCAAAGGCGGCATTGATGGGCTTGCTAGGTCTTTAGCAAGTAATTTTATTGAGGGCGCAATTAAAACGGTGAGAGCCGTAGAGACTATTGGCAACGCAGTCATTGGAATGTACAACGCAATGATTAGCGCAAGGGCTGAGTGGGACAGAATTTCTGGCAAATCTACCTTTGGTGCGTTGCAAAAAGATTTAAAAATAGTCGATGAAATGTTAGCCACTAAAAACCCGCTGGACAGGTTCCGATTTTTTGGTGAGGAAGGGATTGCTGAGTGGTGGGATACTGACGAGTTAAATGCTAAAAGAGATGAGTTAGTAAACGCAATGGCCGTTCTGGAGGCTATGGGCAAAGGTTCGTATGAATTGCCAGAAATCAATTTAGATGGATTGATCGCAGTACTTCTCGGCACTAAAAAAACAGTTGAAGAGTTTAAACCTGTCCTAGAAAGCATTACTGAACCACTTGTATCTCTGGATGAAAAAGTCAAAGCCAGCACGATAGTAATTGGCGCTATGAAACAGACGTTTGAAGATTGGCAAAAAACGCTGCCAACTCTTGAGGAGGGCATGACTAGCCTCACTAAAAACGCAATGGGTGCATTTACTAAAGGATTCACCGATGCTATTACTGGGGCTGAGAAGTTCTCTGATGCAATGAAAGCGATGGCTAAGTCTGTTATTGATAGCCTGATACAAATGCTCGTCCAGTATTACATTACTCAATCTATCTTTGGTGCTATTACGGATGCGTTTCCTGGTGGCGGTGGTGGTGGCGGTGGCGGTGGTAGCACTGGTTTTGGCGGTACTAAGCATCCTGGTTTTGACGGTGGCGGCTTTACCGGGATGGGTTCACGCTCTGGCGGTGTCGATGGTAAAGGTGGCTTTAATGCAATACTTCACCCTAATGAAACCGTTATTGATCACACCAAAGGAACAGGCGGTGGTCAAGGTGTCACGGTTAATCAAACAATCAACGTCACCACAGGCATTCAAAGCACTGTAAGAGCAGAGATCGTTCAGCTAATGCCTCAGATAGCGCAAGCGGCTAAAGGCGCTGTGGCAGACGCTAGAGTGCGCGGTGGTAACTTCTCTAAAGCAATGGCAGGAGCTTAATCAATGCCTTTATCTTTTCCAACTGTCGGTGTGGCTAATATGTCGATGCGGTTGCGTCGAGTGGTTGCAGTGTCAGAATCACCCTTTACATTAGACACTCAGGTTTTTGCTCATCAAGGCGCTCGCTGGGAGGCAGAGATTAGCTTGCCACCCTTAAAACACGCAGAATCGAGATCGGTTGAGGCGTTCATTGTTGGCCTTAAGGGGCGCGAGGGGACGTTTACCTTTGGCAATCCTTTGCACACAAGCAGCATAGGCAACAACACAGTCTCTAGCGCTGCAATTAGGGCTGAAACCTTTGCGCTTACCGGGGGAACAGGGGCGATCCCAGCTGGCACTTATTTCAAGCTAAACAATTTCCTTTATTTAGTAACCTCTGACAAAGCAGCAGGGGCAACTGCGCTTAACTTTCAGCCGCCTTTGCGTCTTGCTGTTACGTCATCCAGTGCAATTACCTTTAACTTACCAACTACCACCTGGCGAATGGCAAGCAATGATGTTGGCTGGTCTATAAATCAAGCAAGCATTTATGGCTTTAGCTTTGCTTGTGTTGAAGTCGTATGAGCAGAACCCTAACCAGTGGTATGGTCGATGTCACAACCGATCAAGTTGTGCGTCCTGCCTATTTTGTGCGAATGCAATTTGATTCAAGTGATTCCCCTGCCGTCCTAAATATTTGGTCTGGCGTGGGTGATCTTGCTTTTGGGGGTAATACCTATACAGGGGTTGGTGATCTGCTAGGAATTAGCGAGATAAAAGAAACGTCTGATATGTCAGCCGCTGGCATTAACGTATCTCTTTCTGGTATCAAGTCGTCCTTTCTTGCAATCGCTAAAAACCACGAGTATCAAGGCAGACCGCTGACTGTTTTTCTTGGTGCGTTTAATTCAAGTGGTGCGCTTATAGCTGATCCAGTTATTCTGTTTTCTGGTTTTATGGACACAATGACAATCTCTGAAAATGGAGAATATTCAACACTTAAAGTCTCTGTTGAGAATAAGCTGATCGCCTTTGAACGATCTAAGGTTAGACGTTACACGGCAGAAGATCAAAAGATAGACCACCCAACAGACAAAGGATTTGAGTTTGTGACCGCGATCGTGCAAAAAGAGATTATCTGGGGAAGGCCATCAAACACAGCGGGTGGTGGTGGTACTGATGGCGATAATGATATTCCTACTTATTTACATTAAATGAAAATAGCTCACGAATGTTTGGCGATGGTCAGAGAAGATATTAAGCCGCTAATAGAAAAGCATTGGGAATTGGTCGCTCTGAATCAAGGCAAGATTAAACTCAATCCTAATTGGGAAGAGTATGCAAAGCTTGATGCTGCTGGTACGTTGCGCGTCTTTACCGCAAGACAAGACGGTGAGCTTGTTGGTTATTGCGTCCTTATGGTTGGTCGGAGCGCCCATTATAAAGATCACATTTTTGCTAATAACGATGTCCTTTTTGTATTGCCTGATTCTAGGGCAGGGGCAACTGGCTACAAGCTAACCAAGTTTGCCGAAGATTACTGCCGAGACAATGGCATCTCATTACTTAACATAAACACTAAAGTGCATCTTCCTTTTGACAGCTTAATGCTCTCAATGGGGTTTGACTTAGTTGAACGCATTTACTCTAAATGCTTTAAGGATTAAAGAATGGCAATCGCATTAATTGCAGGATTAGCATCAGCAGCCAGCGCAATTCTTTTAGAGTTGACTGTGGCATGGTACGTTGCGTTCGCTGTGGGTGCTGGTCTTTCAATAGTGTCTCGCGCTTTAATGCCATCTCCAGACTTAGGCGCTCAGATGAGTGGTCGTACTGTTACCACTAGAGAAGCCGCGCATTCACGAAAGATTGTTTATGGTCGAGCCAAGTTAGGCGGTAACATCGTTTATTTAGAATCAACAGGCACAGATAATAAATATCTATACTTGGTGGTAGTTGTTGCTGGACATGAAATTGATGCTTATGAAAGCGTTTGGTTTAACGATGAAAAGATATTTGATGGTACTAACTTTTTAAATAGCTGGGGAACCTATGTTGATATTGGGTTTTTTAAAGGCGATCAAACAGCAGCAGATAACAGCAGAACAAACAACCTAGTCACCGCGTCCAGCAAATGGACTAACAACCACAAGCTTTTAGATACTGCATATATGGTGCTTAGGCTTGAACATGATGTTGACAAGTTCTCTAGCGGTTTGCCAAATATCTCCACGATCATTCGCGGTAAAAAGGTTCTTAATCCAAATGGAGGAGCAACAGCTTGGTCACAAAACCCTGCGCTTTGTGTCTATGATTATCTGCGTGATACTAAATACGGTTTAGGTGAAACGGCTGCCAACATTCTAACTAGCTCAGTCAATGCGGCTAAAGTTGTTTGTGATCAAACTGTTGATCTGGCAGCCGGGGGAAACCAACCCCGATACACAATAGATGGAGTGATTGACACAGCAGGGTCATTAAAATCCAACATCGAGTTAATGGTTGGATCAATGGCGGGTCGTTTAATTTACTCTGGCGGTCAGTTTGAAATCCATGCAGGGGCATACGTTTCTCCCGCCTTTACCGTCAATGAGTCTGAGATCGTGGGCGAGATTAGCGTTCAGACAAAGCAGTCAAGACGGAGCGCTTACAATGCCGTAAAAGGTGTATTTTTATCAGAAGATGATAATTACGTTCTTGCCGATTACCCTGCCCAGGTATCAAAGACGGTTGCAGGTTCTTTTGTCGTTGGTAAACGATATCAAATACTAGTTATTAACAACACTGATTTCACAGCTATCGGTGCGTCTGCTAACACTGTTGGCGTTGACTTTACCGCAACAGGGGTGGGGTCAGGAACAGGCACAGCATCTTTATTCTTAGCGCAAGACGGCCAACAAATATTCTTAGATATGGCTCTACCCTTTACCATTAATAATATTCGCGCCCAGAGGCTTGCTAGGCTCGCTCTGTTACGCTCTAGGCAGCAAGAAGCTATAACCATACCCTGCAACCTAAGTGCGCTTAGATTTAAGATTGGGGACAATATCAGCGTTAGTAATGTACGGCTAGGATACGATGCCAAAGTGTTTGAAGTGGTTGGCTACTCAATGGGCCTCGCCTCAGACGGTCAGATCGTTGTCAATGTTGAGGCGATTGAGACAGCCGCTTCTATATGGGCTTGGGCAACTTCTGATGAGGAGGTGTTTTTAGGCGGTGGCGAGGTTGCATTATACGATGGCACAGTAGCGACAGCCCCGGCTTCTGTTGCGGTAGCGGGTGATACATTTATCACTGCGGATGGCACAACTAGCTCATTTTTTATTGTAACTTGGCCTGCTTCTGTTGATGCTTTTGTTGATAGATATGTTGTTGAATGGGCTATAACTGAAGCGGCTGGTTCGTTTGTAGTTGGGAAAAGTTATGAAATTTTAACAGTAGGTAACACAAGTTTTACGTCTATTGGTGCATCTGCAAATACTGTTGGAGTAATATTTACAGCAACAGGTGTTGGTTCGGGATCAGGCGTAGCAGTTAGAAGTGATAATTATTTTTCTCAAGAAACGCGATTATCACCTTTTACTATTTTAAATTTAGAAAGCACTAAGGTTTATCATGTAAGAGTAAAGGCAATTAATGAGCTAGGCGTTTCAAGCGTATATAAATCAGCAAATCAAACAGCAGCTATTGATACAACAGCGCCAAGCGTACCGACTAATGTTGCGGCTGAAGGTGACTATCGCCAGATCACGGTGTCGTGGACAAACCCGACACAAACGGATTTAAAGTTTATAGATGTCTTTCGCTCTGATACTTCAGGGGGAACCTTTTTGTTTGCTGGAACTACCGAGGGAACCTCATTTGTTGATACTGATTTAGATACGCCCAAGACTTTTTATTACAAAGTTAAAGCGGGTGATTTTACATTTAACAAGTCGGCCTTCAGTGCCGAGGTTAATGCTACTACTGTCAATGTTAGCATTACTTCGCCCGATAATCCTGGTCTGACTTTGTACGATGGTGAGTCGGGGTTGCCACCTTCCGTCACAAGCGCAAGAACAAGTCTTAGCACCAACACTGCTACATTTTATTTAAAACAAGATTACAAAGAATCATTAAAGCTTAATCTTTCATATCCTGTTGGGGCTTTGACTTCTGGGTCTATTTCGGGACAGACTAACGCTATTAATTCAACAATGGCTGCATTTAAGTTTCAGGTCTTTTATGCGCTAACTAGTAATGCCTCAAGCTTCACTCAATTAGGTTCAGACGTAAGCTCTGTTAGGAAAACAACAACAGATCAACTAATTAGCAACTATTACGTCAAGACGACTGACTTAGGTGGCGGAAACTTTAGAGCCGATCTGCAAACGCAATCTCAAGTGCAAGCGTTGTTTAACAGTTTAGATGGGTCTAGCTTGGGTATTATCGACGACAACTATAACCTTAGAGAAACTTTAGTCGCTTATGATTTTCCTGCTGGTGAGTACGTTTTTAAAGTTGTGGTTTCTGTTACAAATGGATCAGCTGGAAGCTATCCCTCTAGTGGTAGCCCCGCTGTAAATCTAGCAAGAAAAGTCGATGCGGTTGGCTATCAACAATTTGCAAAAACTGGTTATGCGTTTGCGTTAAAACCGTTGTATCAGCCAATTACTATCTTTAGAGAATCAGGAAGTAATGAAATAGTTAGGCTTAGTGAGGGTGCTGACACTCTTGAGTTGTCTGCAATTAACAGTAGTGGCGTTCCTGTCCAGGCGTTCGTAGGTGGGGGCGGTTCATCTGCAACCACATGGGGCGCTCGGATACAGTTTGACGATGATCTTGATACATATACCAACGGTGGCGTTGGTGAATTCCAAATAGGAATAAACAAATCAGGAAGTCATTTATCTTTAGGCACAGCACCTAGTAGCGGTGGCTACCCAAGAGGTTTAAATCCAGGCCTTTCAGAGTTACGAATTTCAAGTGGACGAACTGATATCGCTGGTCGGCTTGATCTAGGTGGCAATTTGCACTTTAGTACTAAGGGGCAAATGAGTGTTGTTAGTGATGACCTATGTGTATTTTCAACCACATCAAGTCATTCAGGTCTTAGGTTTGCAGACGGTGCAATTCATCCGACAGACAATACTGGAGCGCAATCTGATTCTGCTCAGATAGATTTAGGTGCAAGCAACTATCGGTTTAATGACATCTTTGCCCGCAACGCAACTATTAACACCTCTGACAGAAACGAAAAACAAGACATTGCAGCGCTTTCAGATGCAGAGAAGCGTGTGGCTGTAGCTGCAAAAAGGTTGTTACGGAAATTTAAATGGAAAGATGCAGTGCTGGCAAAAGGTAAGAGTGCAAGAACTCACTTTGGCATTGTTGCTCAAGATTTACAGGCAGCTTTTGTTGCTGAAGGTTTGGACGCTAGAGACTACGGAATGTTTACAAGTGACACATGGATCAAAGATAGCGCAAATCAAACTAGACTAGGCGTTCGATATACAGAGCTACTGGCTTTTATAATTTCGGCAGACTAATTAAAAACACATTACGGATTTATAGACCAAACATAAGAGGCTTTAAATGAGCGAGATTTATCAATTAGTTAAGAGCGACCAGGCTCCACAGATCAGGGCAGTATTAAAAAGAGAAGATGATAATTCTGTTGTTGATTTCGAGAACGGTAGCTGCGCGTTGAAGTTTAGAAAGAAAGGCACAACAGCACTTCTTTTTACCTTAGCCGCATCAGATGTGGGCGATAACTTTAAAGACGGTATTGCAATCTTTTCTTTCTCAGGCACTCAGCTTGCTATTGACGAAGGATACTACGAAGGCGAATTATCAGTTACTTATAGCAGTGGATCGATTGAAACTGTGTTTAAAGTGCTAGACTTCTTTCTAAGAGATGACTTTTAAATGAGAGCAATCATTGCATTTAAAAAGGCCATCGCAACCATTGGCTTTAAAAAAGCGATTGCTGAAATTAGCTTAGGCTTTTTCCTTATCTTTCGGTTTTTTACTGACGCTTTAGGCTTGTCTGACAGCCAATCTAAGAGCGTTGGCAAATCCCTTAGTGATGCATCAACTGCGTCTGACTCAACCGTTACAGGGCTGGGGAAGGTCACTGGCGATGGTTCGGCAACCTCTGATGCTCAAACTGCTTCATTAGGTAAGGCATTGTCTGACTTTAGTGCAATGACTGATGCTAAAACAACCTCACTTAACAAAGGCAATACAGATAGTTCTAGCTTTGCTGATGCAGAGATCAAAGACTTCCACAAGTTTATTAATGAGCAAGCGGGTGTCACCGATGATTTAGATGGTGAAGCAAGTGCCGAAGATGATCAAACAATGACATTTGTAAAGGTACGTTCTGATCTAGCCGCTATGACCGACATCTTAACGATTGTTAAAGCAAAACTTCTCTCTGATAGTTCAAGTGCGTCAGATGCTGGGTCACTTAGGTCACAAAACTATTGTGATTTCAGCTACTTCTTGGAAGATTTCACCGGGCAAAGTAGAAACTTTTAACCCTTAACCTATTCACAAGCCGCCAATTAGGGCGGTTTTTTTTGGAGATTTAAAAATGATTAATGACAACTTAAAACTGCGCGGTGACGTTTCAATTAAGCTATATGACAAAGACGGTAACGTAAAAGATTCAAGAGAGATCACTAACTTAGTGGTCACTAGTGGACTGACCTTTATATGTTCACGCATGGCAGGAACATCTCCTGCGGTGATGAGTCACATGGGTGTCGGGTCAGGTACGACTTCACCCGCTGCTGGTCAGACTGCTT